ACTAACTGCATCAACAAGATGCAAAACGCACAGCTTTCAATCAATGGGTTGCAAGCAAAACTCAGAGAAATGGGGGAGTAATGAAACCAAAAACAAAAATAATAGACAATAAAACTCCGTCCTTAAAAGAGATGCAAGAATACGTAGGTGGTTGGATAGAAGTCGTCTACTTAAAAAATGACGAGCAATTAGTTGTAAATGAAGAAGGATTATTAAAAGAACTTCCATATAACAAAGTAGCATCTAGCTATGCTAATAGAACAATAGTGGGTAATGCTATACTCTTAAGAAAAAATGCTATAATGTCATGAACTTATTAGAAAAATGGGCAAAAGGCACTCTTCTATCAGATAGTCAAATTCTTGAAATACTGCAAGATTGGGGAGTCATATCAGATAATTGCTACAAATTAAGTCAAGTTGCTAATGATAAACAAGCCGTTGAGTTTTTAATAAAAAAGCTAGGATTATGAAGTGTGAAATTATAAGCAAAAAACGACTTGAAGAAGTAGAGGAAACTTCATTAATCCCATTTGAAGAATTTGAACAATGGGCAAAAAGTCAGTTAAATGAATTTCCATTTAAAAATTTAAACAAATATCAAAAGGCTTACACCCTTAAACGTCTTTATACAAAAAGATATATAGACAGAACGTGTGTCAGACAATCACAAGAGCCTGAGTTAAAAGGATTAAGAATAGAGTTTTCAAACGATGCTGTATTTTATCCTGAGTCTCAAGCATTAGTAAGAAGTGGTTATAAACTATGGATTCACGATTTAGGAATTGCTGATTTTGCGTGCTTCACATTCAAAGAAATTAAAATGATGATGAATTGCCTAAAAAAAGGTAAATGGGCAATTGAGCAATTTGAATATGAAACTTAAATAAAATAAAAAAGTATTGACATAAATAAAACCTTGTTTTAAGTTGAGATTATGACAACAACACAAATCAAAACTGCATTACTCTCTGTACTCGACACCCAACCAAGGGAAAAGGAAAAGCCTAGAATCGGATGGAAGATTTACAGAGCTAACAAAAATCGCCCTTATGTTGAGTCGGGACAAATGATTGATTGGTTCTACTCAACTGACAACAATCCAATTGCGAAGGCGAAAAAAATCCTTAAAAACCATTTTGACTTTATGTACGGCAAATTCGTACTGATTGATGAGGAAAACGGAAATATAGTTAGTTTCTCGTACATTCCAAGCAGAAGGGAGTTTTGATCATGAGCGATCAAATAATTCTCAAGTCTGTCGGTAGTTTTATGCAAGGCAGTATGGTTGGAGCTTTGATGTCTAACGGACTTCCTGACTTAATGGAAGAATCCATACACTTTGAGGACTTAGATATTGAATGGATAGAGTCCTTGAGTGACGAAGATAGGAAAACGTTTGCACATCAAGTTAGCTATTTTGAAATTGAACTTACACAAGAACAAAAGAATAGTCTGTACGGAAAAAAAGGGTAAACCAAAAAATACTGAAATATTTTTAAAAAAAGTATTGACATAAAAGAAATTCTTCAGTAGATTACGAACATGAACAAAAAACAACCAAGACTCCAAAAAATCACATCCGCTTTAGCAAAAGCAAGAGTTCAAAAAAGTCAGACTTGGATATTATCAAAACTTAATGACATTTGGGATGCTGAAGCATTAAGAATTTGCAGAGCAAGCTAATGAAAATCAAGGTTAGGATTCCATTTGTATTTTCCAAGGCTCGACCTCATAAGGATAAATCAAAATACAATCGTAAACATAAACATAAAGGACAACAACATGACAGATAAAATACTTAACAAAGAAAACATTATAATTCCTGCATTATTTGCATTGGGTTGGTTGGCAATCGTAGTGGACATGGTGCTATGAGCAAAACAGATAAAATATTAGCTTTGCACGAAAAAATAATTTCAAAAGCAAAGCGTACTTCTGATTGGTCAAAGCATTGTCCTAGAGAGTACAAAGTGCCAAAAGGATACTACAATCCTGCTTGGTATTCTACTCTTCAGTTAGCAACGTCAGGCGGAAAAATTGAAGGAATAGATAGTCCAAATTATAATTTTCAATCTGATATTTCTTACAAGGTTGGCGAAATGCTTTCTAGCTATATGTTTCCACATTACTTTCTAGACAAAGATTTGGTCAAACTTATGGGCATGACTCAAATGACTAATGAGGTAGATTTGGGTAAAATAAAATATCCATTTGATTCTTGTTTGTTTACCTTGCCTATAAACATGATTCAAGATGTGTATTCAGATTTAGAAAGAGAAATTCCAAGGCATAAGCTAGGCGAGTCTTTTGGATACAATAAATGCTATCTTACTCAACTCGCATATGCACGATCTTTTGATGTGCAGACTATGACTCAAGAGTTGAATGCAAAAGCCAAAGGATTGCAGTCAACAGACGAACGCCATTATATGCCACAGATATCTAAATTATGGTCAGAGACATTAGCTCTAGAAGAAGATAAGCAAGAAAAAGCGCAAAGTTTGATAATCAAAGAAATTGAAAGAAAAATGGGAGAGCCATGCAGAATAGTGCCTAGTTTTTCTGTAGTAATGGCATATGATACAGGAGATATAGGCGTTACGTGCTATCCAATTGAGAAAGACAAAGGATTAGGCGAGATAGTAAAGTCTTATGATAATACTTTTTACTTTGAGAACGAAAAACTTAAAAACCTAGATGACATTAAAGGCGTACGCAATGAAGTTAGTTCAATGCAAAACCTAACCAAGTTAGTCGTTACTTTAATTCTATATATGTCTTCTAAGGCTACAGAGTACAAAACAGAATCAAAGAAAATTAAGTTTCAACATAAAGGAAAAACAATTTCTAATTTATACAATGCTAATTTCTTGGGAGCAAAATACAAAGGATATATAAGCAAACAAGAAAAACTAATGTCACATAAAAAGCAGAAAGCACATTGGAGAAGTGGCACATATCGCGTATATTGGACAGGTAAAGGAAGAAAAATACCCATAAACAAATGGGTAATGCCTTATCCTGTAAACATTGAGCAAGTAGCATGAATTATTGGCTTTTAAAAACTAAAGATATGTGGCTTTTATCTTCATCTAAACAAGACAAGGAATATATGATTAAAAAGAAAAAAGTCTTGACACAAAGAAAAGAATATGTGGAAATAATTAAACCTTTTAACAACAATAATAAAAAAATATGAATAAAATATCACAACTACTAACTGCACCTGAGGGTTATGCTTGCACAGGACTTGAAGGCGAAGTATCTAAAATCTATAAACGAAGCGTTTTTTCAAATGCTAAAGGAGACAATAGCGTACAAAAAGTAATCGTAACAGATGCAAGCGGTTCATCTATAAGATGTGCCTTTTGGGGAAGAGATGAGTTTCCGTATGGTGAAGGAACTAAGATTTTAATTACACCAACATCGCAAGGCAAAGGATTAACTATCAAGGATAACGAATATCAAGGCAAAGTTACAAAAGAGCTTAATGTTGGTGACAAATGCGGAATTGTTCAGATTGATGAATATAGCGATCAAACTCAATCGCAAGAAAGTGCATCTGATGTAGTAACGACAGCAGACAACACAACTAATAACAATGCATCCATGCTTCCTGTACCTTTAGTTCAGAATATTAATTTAATTGATTTGTGTATTCAAGGAGCTACAACACTAAGATCAAAATATCCAAACATGACGGATGATCAGTTCCAAGCAATCACATCATCATTATTTATTGAATGCAATAGGCAAAATGTAGGAAAATCTATGCCCTCTCAGCTTTTATGAGAGGTGCATCAACTTCCTTTGGTTACGAAGATGTTGCGCTTTTAGATATATACTTAAATGGAGGAAAATCATTTACTCCTTTTATATCTAAATCAATAGCAAAAACATTAAGAACAAAGGCATACAAAGCATTAGTCAAGGAGTATTCAGTTAATGAAAAAGTACATGAATTAGATGCAGAAATAGAAGTAGATTGTATTATTTGCTGTCTACTAATAGAAAAGATGGCAGAGCATATAGACTATATCAAAAATTGAGCTTACTTAGTTTTTTATGCTTCTGCATTGTTGCATTTGTATTTTGCGTATGGCTTTACAATCCTTGACGCACACAATTTTGTTGTTCCATTATAAGAAATGGCAACAAAAAAACAAAACCCACCTTGGAAATTAACAAAAGTAAGTAGAAACGTTCATAAAGTCACATGGGACTTTAAAAGCGTTGACCAAAGTGGATGGGTTTTAATACGAAGTGATGCACATCATGACTCCAAGCATTGCAATAGAAAAATGGAGAAAAGGCATCTTGATTTAGCAGTAGAAAGAAATGCTATAATCTTAGATAACGGAGATTTATTCGATGCAATGCAAGGCAAGTTTGATAGAAGATCATCAAAAGAAGATTTATTGCCTGAGTATAAAAATGGTGACTATTTAGATAGTTTAGTAAATGAAGCAGTTAAATTTTACTCTCCTTATGCAAATCACTTTGCTGTACTTGGTCAAGGAAATCACGAGACAGCAATCTTAAAGCATCATGAAACAAATTTAACAGATAGACTTAGAATAGGATTAAATCGTCATTTAAAAGACACAGGTAGTAAACATAGAGTTTATATGGGTGGCTATGGTGGATGGGTAGGACTTAAGGGAAAATATGCAGGTGCAGAAGATGCCAAGTGGCTACATTATTTTCATGGATCAGGAGGAGGTGGCCCTGTCACTAGAGGAGTAATTGGAACAAATAGAGAAGCGGTTTTTCATCCTGACCCATCTTTTTGTGTGTCAGGTCATACTCACGATCAATGGATTGTTCCAATTGTTAGAGACAGAATAAAACCAACAGGAACAATTTACCAAGATACTCAATATCATATTAAAATAGCAGGATACAAAGAGGAGTACGGAGATGGTTATGGTGGGTGGCATATCGAAAGAGGCGCCGCCCCAAAACCACAAGGTGCTTGTTGGATTAAAATTTCTTGGCATGGTCACTCAGGCGACAAAGCAACAAGAGGTATTTATCCTGAAGTATATTTAAGTGATAGATGATCGACCCAAGTGGCGAAGAATGGAGCGTGGATAAAAAGTGTGACGCTCTAGAAATGGAACTTAGTAGAGTTCTTCATAACTTTATAGAAGAGTTTACAAATCTTGATGAAGAGCTTGAAAGTATTTCAATAAAACCACAAGAAAATGTTCCTTATGTAGCGATCCTTGGAATACTAGATAAAATAAAACTTGATTTTTATATGGAAAATAAGCTAAATGAGGAAGGTCTTTTTGAGGAAGACCCATAAACATAAAATAACATAACAATAAAATGATAATAAAAGTAAAAGAAAAGATATTTGATCCATACGCTAGAATCCCAAATAGAATATTAAATGATTCTAAATTAAGTTGGAAATCAAAAGGACTCTTGGCGTACTGCATGAGTAAACCTGAGAATTGGGAAATAAGAGTTGCAGACATAATTAACAAATCTACAGACGGAGAAAGTTCTGTAAGAAGTGCGTTAAAAGAATTAATGGAACTTGGATATTGCCAAGGAACGCAATTAAAGAATGAAGACGGATCAATAGGTGGATATCAATATGACTTTGCAGATTATCCATACTTTAGAAACCCACACGTGGAAAATCCACACGTGGAAAATCACTATCATAATAATAAAGATAAAATAAATAATAATAATAAATTATTATTAGAAGATGTTCCTAAAGTTTTAGGTAAAAGACCAAAAAGCATACCTTTTGATGAAATTATAGCGATTCTAGAAAAGCAAAGACCTCAAAAGAAATTTATACGCAGAAATAAGTATGGTGCAGTTGAAAAAGCAATAAGTAAGTTTTACAGAGAGAACGATAAAGATACACAATGTTTTTATGATCTATGTGATAGATTAGAGGAAAGCGATTTTCTAATGGGACGAAATGGTCACAATCCTCCAATACAAATAAAAGACCCATCTTGGTCATGGATTTTTAAATTAGGGAACGATGGAGTAATGAATGCCTCAAAAATATTAGAAGGCAAATATTCAAATGATCGAATGGAGTTTGCATTACAAAAAGCCAAAAAAGAAGCATTAACAGAAGTTATAATTGTAGGCGGAGGTGGAAAACAAAAAGTAGACCTTACGGATTCAAAGTACAGAGTTGTAGGATTTGATGACGTGCAAAATCTTAAAAAAGTAGTGGAGGTTCAGTAATGGATGCAAATGAAATAAAAGATATGTTGCATTCTGAAGCTGTTTCTGTGTGTGAAATGCTTTTACCTAACGGAAAACTAGAAAGGAATGATTGGTGTGTTGGCTCAATAGCAGGCGAAGAAGGAAGGAGTTTAAAAGTAGTAACTTCAGGCAGGAAATTAGGCACATGGAAAGACTTTGCAGGGGACGAAGGTGGAAATAACTTGCTTGAGCTTTGGTCTAAAGTAAAACGCATTACATTTGTAGAAGCATACATAGAGGCAAAAAAATATTTAGGCGTCTATGAAGAGGAATACATCAAAGGTTCTGAAAAAAAATACGAGCCTTACAAGATCACATCAGAGTGGAAAGTTAAGCACTCAGATGGAATGAACTACTTAATGACTAAGAGAGGAATAGAAAAAGAAACTATTAAGCAATTTGGAATAACAACCAAAGGAACTGAGGTAATGTTTCCATACTACTCTTTAGATGGTAATGTTTGCGAAATGGCAAAATTCTTAAAGAAAGAAGAAGGCAAGAAGAAGCAAATGTGGTCATCTTCTAATACAGCTAAAACATTATTTGGAAAACATTTAACTAGCGACAATGCACATACTTTAATTATAACAGAAGGAGAAATTGATGCTATGTCTATATGGCAGGCATTAAAAAGCGAAGAGCATGGAATTGTAAGTGTGCCTTTTGGAGCTAAATGGGAATCTCAAAACGGAAATGATCCTAATAGTGAATGGATAAGTAATGACTTTGATTATTTAAGTAGATTTGAGACGATTATATTAGCATTAGATAATGATGAAGCAGGACTATCTGCAACTAAGTGCATAGTAAAAAGACTAGGAAGAGATAGATGTAGGTCTGTAGATTTTGGAGAATACAAAGATGCAAATGAGGTTCTACTAAAAAAAGCAAATCTAAGAAAGATTATAGAAGATGCAAAAAACTACGAACCTGAGAATTTAAAAAATGCATCAACTTATGAAGCAGAATTAGCTGACAGATTTTTTAATCCTGAAAAAAACTATAGAGGAATACCATTGCCTTGGAATATTCCATTTTTTGTAAGAATGAATGAAATTAGTATAGTCACAGGATTTAGTGGTAGTGGTAAAACAATGCTTTTAAATTATTTGTGCTGTCATCTTGCAAGTTTAGGAAACAAAGTATGCATTGCATCACTAGAGGTTAGAGTAGAAGAAACTATATCCTGCTTGGTAGCTCAAACATTAGGAAAAGATGCACCAAGTAGCAAAGAAGAACTTTCTAACGCTATGAATTGGCTAGGTGACGGATTTTGGTTTTATGATCATGTAGGACAAGCTGATTTTGAACCAATGATTGAAAGTTTTGCATATGCACATAAGCGTCATGGAATAAATGTAATTGTAATAGATAGCTTAATGAAGTGCGGTCTAGCATTTGACGATTACAAAGGACAGAAACTTTTAGTTGATAAACTTGCCGACTTTGTACACAAGTACGACGTTCATATTTTTTTAGTTGCTCATTCAAAAAAGAAAGAAAGCGAAAAAGAATATGTTGGTAAAATGGATGTCAAAGGAATATCTGAAATTACAGACATGGCACACAATGTTTTAAGCGTGTGGAGACATAAAGCTAAAGAAGAAGCAATCAATGCATTAAGTCCTGAGACTCAAAAGGAAGACATTGCAGATTTAGAAATATCAATGTTTAACAGCTTGTTTAGCGTGCATAAGCAAAGAAATGACAAAGGAGAAGAGCCTGAAATAAGATTATGGTATGATAAAGACTCTAGGCATTATACTCAACAATGGGATGGAGGAGAAAAAGGATTTTTATGAAAAACGAATTAGAAAAAATTATTAAGCATATAGTAGACATAAAAGACATAGCCTGCATAGAGACGATAGAAACAAAAGCAAGCGTTTCATTAATTGCAAAAATAGCAGGAGAAGACTACGGAAGAATAGTAGGTTCAAAAGGAAGAACTATAGAGTTATTAAAAGATTTAGTTGATGCATATTCTGATTTACCAACAACTGAAAAAACTCACAGATTAATATTAGAAGAACCTCAAACGAAATCTTGGGGAGTTAGGGAAAACTTTAGGCATAACCCAAAGTGGAGAACTAGCGAAGTCGAGAGTGATATTTATAACTTAATATCTTTATTTGGAAAAGTAGAAATTAATATTGTAGATACAGGTAGTCATGTTATCTTTGAGTGTATAGAGCAAGGAAACAACTACCTAAGCGATAGAGTAAAAGAAGCAATTGAGTTTTTAACTATTGCAATGGTAAAAGGATATGGAAGAAATGCATTACTAGAATTTAGTTGATATGAAATTTAAGCAAGAATCTATAACAAGATTTATATTTTATTCAGAAACACAAAAAGATGTTGCGCATATAGTGGATTTATTAGAAGGAGAATGCTCGTGTCAGAATTTTCAGTTTAGAATAAAACCCTTAATTGAAAGAGGAGTAATTAAAAAAACAGATGCAGTTGGAAAATGTAAACATATGAAGCACGCAAGAAACATTCTTTGCGATGAAATTATAGAACAACTAAAACAAAAAAATTGAAACGCACGCCATTAAAAAGAAAGACTCCAATGAAAAGGAGTCAGAAACCTATGAAGCGCACACCTTTAAAAAGGCAAAGCAACTCGAAGAGTTCGAGAGAAAGGAGAACATCATACGCAAAAGCCAAAAAGGAATATATGCATGGTAGAGAAGGCAAAAAGAACCATTGTGAGAGATGTGAAGGATTGATTGGTATAGATTGTTTAGATTTGCATCATAAAGCAGGCAGAAGTGGATCATCTGAAAACGAAAATGGTGAAATGGAAAGAAATTTAACAAATAAGAAAAATTTTATGGCTGTATGTAGAAAGTGCCATGATTGGATACATAGAAACCCAAAAATAAGTAGAGAAAATAATTGGTTGATATAAAATGAAAATAAATTGCTCATACACAAAGTTAGTATCTGTAGATGAATTAGTTAAGCATCCAAAGAATCCAAACACTCACACACCTAAGCAAATACAACTGCTTGCAAAAATTATAAAAGCTCAGGGATTTAGACAGCCTATAGTGGTAAGTAAAAGAAGTGGATTTATTGTAAAAGGTCACGGAAGACTTGAGAGTGCAATATTGGCAGGCTTGCAAGAAGTGCCTGTAGATATTCAAGATTACAAATCAGAAGCAGAAGAATATGCAGACATGATTGCAGACAATCGAATAGCAGAACTAAGTCAGATGAACTCTGATACGCTTATTGATTTAATAGAAGAGCTTGAAGAAGTAGATTTTGACTTAGATTTAACAGGATTTGAGGAGTATGACATAGATCAGTTAATAAAAGATGTCAGCGAACAGGAAGAGGAGAAGGAAGAGGAAAATGTGCAAGGCATGGAGTACTCAAAAAAAATAAAAGCACCAAATTATGAAATTAAAGGAGAAAATCCAAATATAGAAGAGTTGTTTGATTTGGAAAAATACAAGTCTTTGCTTAAAGAAATAGAAAAAAGTAATCTAACAGAAGAACAAAAAGAATTTTTAAAATTAAGTGCTTCAAGGCATATAGTATTTAATTATGAAAAAATAGCTGAATACTACGCACATCAAGAAAAGGAAGCGCAAGAGCATATGGAAAATTCTGCATTAGTTATTATAGACTTTGAGAAAGCGATAGAAAAAGGATTTAGTGCATTTTCGGAAGACATGAGGAACTATTTTAAAAATGAGTAAAAAGTTTGCTATATTTATAATGGTTCATGGAAGACCAAAAAAAGATTGGACTTATAGAACTTTAAAAAATAATGGTTACACAGGTAAGATTTACCTAGTAGGTGACAACTTAGATGAAACCATAGATGAATATAAGGAAAGATATGGCGATGATTTACTAGTTTTTGATAAAGAACTTGCTAGAAAAGGATTAGATGCAGGCGACAACTCAGGCGACTTAAGGAGTACATTGTATTCATCTAATAAAATTCATGATTTAGCTAAAGAAAAAAAGTTAGATTATTATATGATTATGTGCGATGACTACGATGGTTTTAGATATCGTTTTGATGAGTTTGATAATTACTGCACTAAGAAAAATTGCAGAACATTAGATAAAGTTTTTAAAAGTATGATAAATCTAATGCAAAGCTCAAAGCAAATTACTACAATAGCATTAGCGCAAGGTGGTGATTTTATAGGAGGCGAAAAATCAGCAATGGGAAAGCAAAAAACGCTTCGGCGTAAGGCAATGAATAGTTTTTTATGTAGTACAAAAAGACCATTCAAATTTATGGGCAGAATGAACGAAGATGTCACGACTTATGTAAATCTTGGTGGCAAAGGACATTTATTTTTTACAATTCCTCAAGTAGCAGTTGATCAAATGGGAACACAGCAGGAAGAGGGTGGCTTGACTGATTTATATAAGAGTTATGGCACTTATGTGAAATCATTTTTTAGCGTAATGTATAATCCGTCATGTGTAAAAATAAGTATGATTGGATTTTCTCATCCAAGAATCCATCATAGAATACTATGGAATAATGCAGTTCCTAAAATATTATCTGAAGATCACAAGAAGTGAAGAGATACAAAAGCAAAGATTATGCAGAAGGTGAAAAGCTATCATACAAAGGAAAAAAAGGATGTCAGTTAAGTTGCCATTTGCCTAAGTGGATGAAAGATAAGATCAGAGAAAAGTCCCAAGAAAGTGAAATGTCTATCAGTAGATATGTTATAAATCTTTTAAAAAAAGAATGGAGACAATAAAAATAACTTTTTTTTTATTTTTTTTACAAGCCACAACCCTCATAAACACTAGGGTTTTCCAATATTTCTAAAAAAATATAAAACTTTTTTCTTAAAAGGTATTGACAAATATATAAGTTTGTGGTTTTATTATAACCATGAACAACACAACACACACCAAAACATTTAAAGGCATCGTAAACGTATCTTCAATAGGAGAAGACCCTTACAAAAAAGTTTCTCTTTTCAGCGTAGCATTAAATCGTCACGTAATGACCAACATGATTCAAAATGTTATTGAAGTAGAAGCTCCTTCTAAAAACGAAGCACGTCTTTTAATCAACAAGATTGCACGTAGCCAACAAAGTGAAGTAACTTTGACAAAGGGCTTTGCAAATTGGGGAGATGCTACTTTAGTAATCACTCAAATCATAGAAAAATAATATGTTTGTCTTGTGTTCTAAAAAATGGGAATTTTGTTCCCATGAAGAACACAGGAAAAAATTTAGAAAAGTGGATTGAAATAGAAGCTAAAAAGTACGAGCATAAAAATAAACTTCTTTTAAGAAAGGTTGATCCTCCAAGTTTTTCTCGTGTTGTTAAAGGCAGAACAATACACACATTACTGCCAAATCCCTTTGCTGATTTCATTGGATGCACAAAACAAGGACGCATCGTATGCATCGAAGCGAAAAGCACTAAAGAAGCAAGATTGCCTTTTGGTAAAAGCGGACTTAGGCAAAAACAAATAGATGACTTAAAGCAATTTGAATCATTTGGTGCAATATGTGGCATCATTTGGGATTGTGGAAAATTCTATTGGGTAACCTTGCAAGATATTGAAAGAGCAAGCAAAGAAGGAAGGAAGTCAGTAACACCAAAACATTGCAAAGAAATAAAATCAGAAAATGGTCATGTTATAGATTTTTATCCTTTTTTAAAAAAATGTAATTCTTTTACAGAGTGGCAAACAACTCGCATTTAAAAAAAATTTTGTTAATATTAAGTCATGAGTATATTTAGTGACATTAAATCTGCGTTTACAAAAAAAGGAAGTATGCCTCAAAAATTTGGAGGATTTGATGCAGAAGAAAATAAAAAAATCTTTGAACATCTCGAACGATTAGCAGGTGTAAAGATTGATAAAATATCAGACTACGATAGTTATTTTGATGCAGTTCTAGGAAAAATATGGGCATCATATAGAGCGTGCGATATGGTTGCTAGTGTAGTATCAAATGTAAGCTATGGATTAGTTGATAAGAACGGAAATCCAAAAGTAGACAAAGAAATACAAAGATCACTAACTCATCCAAACACGCACGAAACTTTTAGAGAATTGCTGTACATAACTGCAATGCAGATAAAAATGACAGGTAATGCCTATTGGTATAAGGAAAGAAAAACACTAGGTGGAGAATTTGAGCTAATTCCTTTATATCCTCAGTATATTAAAATTATTCCTGACCCAAAGAAAAAAATTGGAACATACGAATATACAAGAAATGGAAATACAACATATTATAAACCTGAGCAAATCATACATTTTAAAAAACCTAATCCGTCTGATCCTGTATTAGGCATAGGAGACATAGAAGCATCTGAAGTATTATTTCAAGACTTCTTAAATCAAGGTAAGATAAGAACAAAAGGATTAGAAAGGGGGAATATACCCGCAGGCGTTTTAGTTAGAGAAGAATATGAAGGAGATGAAGCAGAATGGGAAAGAGCTAAATCAGCATGGGAAAGAAAATATATAGGAAAAACAAGAGGCTCAGGAGGAATTGCGTGGCTTACAGGAAAGTGGAACTTTCTAAAAATAGGAACGACGCCACAAGAGCAGGAATCTATTGAGTTTGAAAAGAAAACAGAAAGAGAAATATTCTTAGCACATGGAGTGCCTGCTAGTATTGCAGGATTTGAAAACGCAACTAATTATGCAACAGCAAGACAAGATTATATAAATTTTACAAGATTTACTTGCTTGCCACTAGTTCAATTAATATTTGCAAGAATTAATGATCCTGACGAATGGATTAAAACAAAAAATGAAAATCTAGAAGTAGAGTTTCAAATAGATGGATTGTTAGATGTAGAGCAATTGGTAAAAGATTATAAACCTTTAGTGGATTGCGGAGCAATGTCTTTAAATGAATTAAGAGTAAGATGCGGACTAAAAGCAACAAACAATCCCGACCATGATAATTTTTATTCTAATTCCTCTGTAGTTACTTTAGAAAACATATCAACAGAAGGAATAGAACCTATTGAAAGCATACCACAGCAATCAGAAGTCAAGCCTGTAGAAAGCAAGCCTGTAGTTGAGGAAGAAGAAATTATAGATGAAGACGAGCAAGAAGAAAAAGCACTTTATGAAGTGTATGGCGAGAAAGTAGAATCTGTTCCGTCTTATGTAAGTGCAAATGCTAGAAGAGGATTAGAACTTAGAGGAAAATACGGAGGAAGTGGCTTAACTCCAAAGACGATTAGAGAAGCAAGATTAATGGGAAGAGGTGAAATTAGTGACTCTAAGGTTATTAGAATGAGTGCTTGGTTTTTAAGGCATGAGTCAGATTTAGCAAGTCCAAGAGCAAACGAATATTTAAATGGAGAAACTGACAGACCTACAGCAGGTCAAGTGGCTTGGTTGCTATGGGGAGGAGACTTAGGGAAGTCAAATAGAATGCGTGCGCAAAAATGGGCAGAACGACAAGCGAATAGAATAAGAGAAAGCGGAAGCAAAATAGTAGAAGTAAAATCTATAAAATCAAGATCGTGGAAGTTCAATGAAGAGGTATACAATAAAAATGTGTCAAAAAATGCAAAAAGAGCTTTAGCATATTTAGATTCACATAAGCCTAATTGGGACGACTCAAAAGTATTTAAAGGAGCATATTCATATCCTGAGTTACGTGGAATAGCGAGTGTGTTAGCTAGGAAAGTAAATGTTAGCTACAAAAGTATGTGCAAAATCGCAAATGCAAATAGAATAGGCGAGAGAGAACTGCAAAAAATAGAAGACGATACATATGAAAATGTAGATGCACTAATATTAGATTTACTAGGAGGATTAACATTTATAAGATGGGCAAGTGAAGAAGTTGGCGACTAAGTTATACAATCCATCAAAAGGATGGAACGAAGAAACTTATGAAAAGCATGGAAAGACTTTAATAGCTAATTTTTTAAGAATACAAAAAAACCACAGAACGAACGGAAAACTTAAATTAAAAAAGTTTCTAGCCAATTTGTTTAAATTTCAAATTGAGGAAGTAATAAAATATGCAGAAAAGCAAACACTCTTTAAAGCATATAAATCATCTGATCCTTGGTCTACATCAATAACTAGAGTTTTTTCACTAGGTGACTTTTCTGTGGCAGGAAATATGCAGGCGATTCAATCAACTGCAATTAATGGAGTGTATGAAGATGCCAAAAAATTATTAGGCGAAGAGCCAACACAAAGATCAAGATTTCAAAATAAAGACAGATCGTATAGAATCGCTAGTAAGGTAACAAAAATAAACAACACGACTAGAAAGTTGCTCAAGTCAGAAATATTAAAATCTTTAAAAGATGGATTAAGCGTTTCTGAAACGTCAAAGAAACTAAGAGATTTAATTCCTCAAATGAATCGCAGAATCCCAACAATAGTGCGCACAGAAATGAGTAGAGCGACTGATGAAGGTGTAAAGCAAGCAATGAAAGAATCAAAAGTAATTACACATTGCTCAGTAATGGGATGCGAGAAAGAAGAGCCATTATTTACATACAATGGTCAAAGTACTTGCAATGTTGAAAATGTACCAATTGGGGAAGTTGATGGAGTAGAATTTCATATAAACCACACAGGTGCATGGGTGCCGAGTAAATTTAAAACACAAAAGCAAATAGCAAGAGAAGCTCGAATAAGCGCAGAAAGAGAAGCACAGCAAGACCCAACAGCATTTCCGTCAAAGCCTAGAAGAAACTCAAGAGATAGTAGAGATGCACACACAAGAAATGGAATCTTTAATAAATCAAGAACTGAAGAGCATAAAAAAATAAAAAATTTAATTACAGGCAATCAAACAGAAACATCATGGAAAGGTGAAAAATCTATTAGTCTTTTAGGGGGTGGCTTTCTTTTGGGTGATTCATTAAGAAATAAAAAAGAATTTAAAAACAATAATCCAAGAGGAAGAGTATCAGAATCTGTTTATATAAATCCTGAATATATTCTTGAAGAATTACCTGAATATAAGCCTATGCAGAAAGCAAGTAGAATGGGATCACTAGAACAGAACAATGCATATCTACAGAAAGAAACAAGTTACATTATAAATGATCTAATAAATGAAATAACAATAATTGGACTAACTGCTATTATTGAGGGAATCCATGCAGGGAGCAGAGAAAACTATGATAGGTTTTATGATAATTTAAAAGAGCAAGGACATAAGCTCGAAGGTCATTTTATTGCAAGTAATCTAGGATATGCTTTAAATAAAAATACAAACTATGCTGTTAGGTTGGGGAGGGAAGTACCAAAATATTTTATTGAAAGAAGCATCGAATGCACTTCTGAAATCTTAACAAAGGTGCAAAAAGGAGTATTTAATAAATTTTATTTATATGATGACAATAAAACTATATTTAAATTTGAAGACAATAGAAGCGAAATATTAGATCATGTAAAATTTCAAGACTTTGTATTTAATTCAAGATATTATACATATTTAGCTTTAGAAGGAAACGATTTACCATTTCTTAAAAACAAACACATTACAAAAGATATAACTGATATAGATCAAAAAGACACAACAGAAGAGCCTGACGCAAAAGATTTACAAATCATGTCAGTTGAAATTATTACAGGAGTAGACAAAGATGATAGTCAGTTACAGCCGTTTAACGAAGAGTATAAATTGGCGTGGAAAAAACTAGAGACTCAAATAGCTGAAATTGAATATGTGGGAAACAAGTTGACATTTGATAGATTTATAGAATCATAGCAGTTGACAAACTTCTTTAGACTGATACAAACAAATTAACGAACTGAGAAATCAGATCGTAAAAGCCATCTATATTCATGGGATCGAAAATAGGTGGCTTTTTTTTGCTTGATGCAAATTGAAAAAGGGAAATATGTTTTAAAATAAAATTAACCCTTAGATGCAAATTAAGCTCTTTTACTAAGCTATGAAAATATTACAAGTCTCATTTGATTATAAAAATCCTTCTTTAAGTCGTTCTAAATTTAGAATGTTGCCATTTACTTATGTGCAAAGTTTAAAGAAAACATATTCGTTTTTATGGAATGCAGGTATTTCTGAACTTGCAGATGATGCATTTGAAGTTTGGTCGCAACACGAAAAAGGTGAAAATGTAGATTTCAATAAATGGATTAAGCAAAGAGAAAAATACGGAGAGCTACACATAAATGATGTAAATCATTTGTTACGCGAAAAAATAACACCAAGAAACTCAGGAACATTTATTTCTTTGCTTAAATGGGGAATTATACCAAATTTTGGAATACAAAAAACAAAATCACTAATTGCTGATTTAATTGATAGTGATTGGACAATGGGAAAAGTTAAATTTGAAAAAACTTTTAACGATTATCCAAGTACAGCAGTTGAGAATGCAAAGAGGGCTTTAGCTCAATTAGACACAAAAGTAGGCAAACGTGTAAACAATGTTTTTGCATCTCATGTAGCAAGAAAACTTTCACAAGGATACAAGTTTACATTTAATGAAATTCAAAAAATTGCTTCGTTTATTGTTCACAAAAAAATAGCAAACAAGTCGTATGACGATGACGCTAGTGCTATTGTTTGGGATTGCTTAGGTGGCACAAACGGAATAATGTGGGCAAAAAGAAGAGCAGATAGCTTTAAGAAAATGCCTGAGCTTGTAGAAATAGAAGGCTACAAAAAAGCAGATTGCTTAAGTAATGAAACCTGTAATTCCTGCTTGTTTGCCAAAAAAGGATGGTGTGAACAAAATAATGCACCAATCATAGGTGATTATGTATGCAAAGATTGGCAAGACAATGAGGATAAAGATAATTCTACACTAATTGGCTTAGATAGTGATGCTAGAAAACGAAGAAAGCAATTAGAGGAAAGAGCTATTAATTTTAATAGAGCCACTAGTGCAAAAGCTAATAACTTAATAGCGTCTAAGAGAATAGGAAAAGAAGACGGATATGAAAAAAGCGAATACATACAAAATTACGGATGGGATGAATTTGCTAAGTGGTTTGTAGGACAAAACACAGAATATTCTAAACGCTCATATAATAGGTATGTTTATCCAATTACTGACAATTTTGTTACACTTTCTCAGTCAGCGATCAAGGCGTCTAAGACAAAAGCAGGACTTCGAGGACATAGACAAGTTTTAGAAGAGTTGATCAGAATAGAAAGTCAAGTAAAGCACATTCTAAGAGTAGAAGAAACAGATGACTCATATATTGTTGAATTTGGAAAAACTGAAAATCAAATTCAAGAAAGCGAAGAAGAAAGATCAGTAACAGAAAAAGAAGAAAAATCTTTTAGATTTGCGAACAAAAGGAAGCCAACCTTTAAAGTAATTAAAGATGAAAATGGGGCAGTCGTAGATTATCAAGATGTACGTATTGCAGGCTATGGTTCTACGAATGAGGAGATAACAAAAGCAGATAGAGGTGGCGACTATTTACGCAAAGGTGCTTTCAAGAAAACTATTAAAAAGTTTATGAACAATCCTGTAATGTTAGCGGATCATGCAAATTCCACAAAAACAATAGTCGGAAAATACACTCATGTAGAAGAAGATGAAAAAGGATTATACATTGAGGGAGAGTTAAGCAATTCACCTGAGCAAAAAAATATAAGATTTCAAGTAGCAGAGGGTAATCTACAAACTATGAGCATTGGAGGTATCTTCAAATACGAAGAAGATGGCAAAGCAATTGAAGAAGTGGACTTAATGGAGATTTCATTAGTAGCAATTCCAATGAATCCTGATGCAAGATTTATTGTAAAAGAAGCAAGCGAAGAAAATATTGAAAAAATTTAAATTAAAGAAATTTAAAATATTTTTTTAAAAACTCTTGACGCACAAAAATACTCCGTGAGAAGTTTACGGAAGATTACTTAATTTTAACAACTAAATATCAGACATGACAAAAGCACAAAAACAAAGGTTCTTAGAACTTAAATCACTCGGCGTTGACATGAATGAGTCACAGCAAGAAGAATTTGACAAGTTGGCTGAAATCGCTGTCAAAGCAGGTCTTGATCTTGAGACTCTTCAAGAAGTTGATCAAAGCTCACTTACTGAGGCAGAACTTTCCCAAGTTATCAAGGGATGCGTTCAAGACGAACTTTTTGGAATGAGCGAACAAATTCAAGACAGACTTGAAAATTCTGCAACTAAAGAAGATTTAGAAAGAGCAGTTAAGAAATATGCTTCTGAAAAAATTAACGAAGATGAGTTAGTTGCTAAAATTACAAAATCACTCCCTAAAGGTGAGTCTCTTAATAAAGAAGACTTAGCTGAAGCGTTTAAGTCAGCAATTGGCGCACTACCTCTTCCTTCTAACCACGAGTATCCTGTACAAAAGGAAGAAAAAATGACAATTGAAGTACCTTTCGGCAATTCTAAAGGAAACTTAACAGTGGCTTCCAAGCAACTTTTGAATGTTATTCAAGAAAAACATATCAATGATGGAATCTCTGAATCTCAACTTGCAACTGCAAAAGCAAATGCACACAAAGTCAAAAGTCTTCAGACTACAAGAACATCAAGTTCAGGAGTTGATGCAGGTGGATTTGTAGTTAACACAGACATTTCCACACAACTTGAGGAAGCAATTTATCTTGAGTCAGCAGTAGCAAATGCATTTCGCGCACAAGAAATTCAAATGCCTACTCAAAACTTTGAGATTCCTTTAGTTACAACTCGTCCAAGTTTTACATTAACAGCAGAAGGGGTTTCAGCAACAGAAAGTAATCCTACGCTTGCTAATAGAACATTGAACTCTAAGAAGTTTACAGGATTGTCAACTTACTCATATGAGTTAGACGATGATGCAATTATTGCTATTCTTCCAATGCTTCAAGATCAGTTGGCTAAAGGCGCGGCAGATGCTTTAGAGAAAGCTATTATTTCCTCACAGCTTCTAGATGGTAGCGGTACATCTGTTGCAAACATCTTTGACATGGGTCTTCAAGGATCAGCACAAGGTTCATCCAAACAAGAAGATGTTGGAAGTGCTGTATTTTCAGGAGTTACTGATCACATTGCAAATGCTCGTGGTAAAATGGGAGTTGCAGGTATTAAGGCAAGTGAGTTGCTTCTCATCTTGACATCGAAAGCATATGGTGAGTTCTTGGGTGACAGCAGTCTTACAACATTTGACAAGATTGGCGATCAAGCAACCTTAATTACAGGTTCAGTAGGACAAGTTTACGGAGTTAATGTATTGGTTTCTGACCAATTCCATTCGCTTAATCCTACTTATACTGCTACAGGAGCTTTTGATTCATCCACAGCCAACCTCATCCACGGACTTCTTTGCAGACCTGCTTCCTTTAAATTGGGAGTAAGAGGAGAGTTCTCCGTTGAGTTAGATCGTAACATTAAGACTCAAACCAATGAAGTCGTAGCATCTTTCAGAAGAGCTATGAACGAAATGGATAATAGCACAGCTAACGCAATTCAGTTAATAGGTGCTTAAGGAAAAATAATCCTTTACAAATAAGTCCCTCTTGGTTATTCCTTGAGGGACTTTTTTATTATGAGAATTTGCGAAATAAATGACACACATATTAAACTAAACACAAGAATGTGGTGTAGGCAGGGGAAGCCTAAAGTAGTAGGATGTGAAAATTTATTGATTCACGAACCTTTTGAAGGAGTTGATTGGACACAAGAGACAAGGCAAGTTCTAGTAAAATTATCAAGAAGTAAAGGATTACTAAAGCGAGTTTGCGACTACATACGAAAGAAAACAAAAGAAAAAAAGTATGAGTACGACATTGAGGAGCATATACCTGAAAACAAAGCATGGGATGTAATGGATTATGCTTTTTGCTGTGGTTGGACTAAAGAATTAGAGCCTATACAAGAAAAGGTTGAAGAAATACGAGAAGAGGAAGATTTCAGCAAAGAACTTGACGCAAAACAAAATAAGGAAGTATTATTAGAAGATAATACTGAGGAAGAACCTATAAATTTAAAAAATTTAAAATTTAATCAAAATGGACAAGCAGGAATTAAGGAAGAAGATAAGCAAGTCGAGCAAGTCGAAAGAGGAGAAGCAGAAGTTGTTCAAGATGTTGGACACAGCACAAGTGAAAAAAGTGAAGGAAGCTCTGAACTTGATCCCCAAAGAACAACCAAAAGAAAAAGAAAAAAAAGAAGAAGCTAAACCTTTTAATCCACAAGGAAACAAAAAGGCAGAAGTTCCACAAGGAAAGTGAGGGCTAAGTGCCTGACCTTGCATATGGTGATTTAATTCGTGATACGAGAAGCAATAATGCTTCTCAGACAAATGCACTTGCTTTAATTCCTGTAGCAACAGACTACAATTCAGTAAAATTAAACAAGCCTTACTGCACAATTGAAGATTTAAAGGCATACATAGCGAACTCAGAATATGATGATGGCTTTTATGCACAAGCAATTAATCAAGCAAGTCGAATGGTTGAGAAAATTGCAGGAAGAACATTTTGGTATGTAGATTTTAGATTTAAAGACTATGTACCAAATAAATCAGATATTACAGAAGATAGAATATACTTTCCGTTTCCTATAAGAGCAATATCAAGCATACAAGTTGATAGCTCTAATTTAGATGCAAGTGACTACTATTATGTATCTGTAACAGATTATGATGATCCAAGAAATTGGTACATTGAAGTAGTATCAAAAGAGTCTTTTGAATTAGCAGTTGAGGATATTAGATTTATAAAGGATGAAATTACTAGCAATATAAAAGTAAAAGGAACATTTGGCTATCAAGTAGAATCTAATACAAAAATTCCCACAGACTACAATTTTCCACCTGATGTAAGACGAGCGACTACAATGATTGCAGGAACATTGACAGGTAAATTTATGAAGCAAAGCGTAGATTTAGATGGGAATAGAGAAAATATTTTAGAGACGATGATACCAATGGATGCGGTAAAGCTATTAAAAAAATCTAAACGAATTATCATGTGAACGCATCAAATGCGTCTAAGATAGCAAAAGAACTGCAAATTGTAGCTAGAACGCTTAGTAAGCGTTTAAAAATGGGCTTTAAGAAAGTATCTACCCATGCATATAAAAAACTTATCCAAGAGACTCCTAAAGGTTACACAGGACAAACTAGGAGATCGTGGAAACTTAGGAATAAATCGACTTCTAGCTATATATCTTTTAATATAGGTAATAGCTCAAAGATAATGAAGTATTTAGAAGATGGCACAAAAGCACATGGCCCTCGAACTGCAAAATATTTATTTATACCACTTGATAGGAAAACAGCACTAAGAGGATTATCAAAATCTAGCAAATTCGGAAAAAACTATGTCTTAACAAGAAAGGTAAAAGGAATAAAAGCGTTAAATATAGTAAAAAAACGAACAAGAATTGTAGAAAGACAATCTATGAGAACATTAAACAATATATTAAAAACAATATGACATACTCGCACGAACTAGTTAATCCTCCTTTAACTTACCCAAGTAGATTGGTAAAGCCTGTCGATGTAATGCATCATAGATTAAAAAGGGAGTCAGTAGAAGATGGCATTTTGTCAGGTCTAAATGTCTTGCAAAGTCCATTAATAAGAGTTGAAGGCGTTGATCAACTTCCAAATGTTTGTATGGTAGATTATTCAGATCAAGAAGAACCTTGGGCAGGTGCAAAGACAAACGAAAAAATGTCTTCTAATAATGTACAGACAGAATCAACAGCATCGTTTTTGCTGTCTTTTGAAAGAGAAAACGGAAATTACTCAATACCTTTAAATTCAAAACCTTGGGGAATGTTAAATTGGGTAGAAAGATTTAAAGATACGCTAGAAACAGGTGATGATGGACAAGTGGATGCCACTTTAGAAATGTCATGTATGAAACCTTTATATTGTCATGTTAGAGAGTCAGAAGTAATGGATTTAGCTTGGAGTGTGTTAATAGATGTAGAATTTTTTCCCTTCCCAATACAACGAGGAACTCGAAGATTTGGATGGAAAATAGAAGATTCAGATAAAGATAGTTTAAAAATTCCAACCTAATGCTTGACGCAATTAAAAAACTCAAAGTAATTTAAATTTATTTAACTCAACACAATAAAAATTATGGCTAATCAAGCAATAGGACTTACGCACGTTTTACCGAATGCAGAGTTTGCAACTCCTTCAGGAGGTTCTTTATCAACTACTAACACTACTGAATGTGTAATTATTCCAATTAGTGATTTAGGTATAACAGCATCTTCAGGAGGATCGTCATATAGTATTACATACACAGGTGCAGATGGAACTGACACCACTTATACAGGTAATGCTGACTTATTTCTTCAGAAACTTATAGATGCGTGGTATACAAAATTTAAAGCTATATCTGACGATTATACAACAGATCAAGCAAAAGCAACAGCGGATCAACAAGATACTGATCCTCCACCTAGCGCTTGTACATCAACAGGTTTTACAAGTTACACAACTAGTGGAAACACAGGGAATAAACTTAGAAATCAAATCACTATCAACTTTCTTTACGAAGAGCCATCAGTTGCCTTGGTAGATGACGGAGACGTTTAATTTAAAAAAAGGAGATTTAAAAAATGGCTACAGATAACGGAAATAGTATTAAATTTGCAGGAGGCGCAGCTTCCGATTTTAATAAAACAGCATGGGGTATTGATGCTAATCAAGCAGGATTTTCTGCTACACAAAGCATATCCATAACTCAAAGTATGTCCACCGTGGAAGCAAAGAATAACCAAGGTGAGGTTATTGGTGTGCTTGTTTACGATAAACGTGCTGAATTAACAATTGAAGGCATTGCAAATCAACTTGGAGATTTAGATGTTAATCAAATTGGTGAAAGTTTAAGTGGCTTAAACGGAACAGATGGTTCAGGTTTAGACTCAGACTTAAATAGTGCAACAATTATGATTACAGAAATTGGTGTTGAGCTTTCCAATGAAGATTGGAAGCGTTTTAGCTTAAAAGGACAAATGTACGAATTGGTTACAGAAACTGCTTCCTAGTATATTTTTCTCCTTCAGGTTTTAGCCTGAAGTTATTTTTTTATGAAGACTACAAAAGCGAACATTCGCATATTTCAAACTAGCGACACTAAATTAGCGTCGTTTTTAATAACGTCAGGACATCTTCCAATGTCTCCACCTCTTATAAAGAGGGAAGAAAAAGGTAAGACAAAAGGATTTTGGCGATTTAATAACTTTGAAGAGTTAAACCAATATGGCAAAACTCTAGATCAAAGTTTAGGCGTATGGAAAAAAGGCATAAAACACATAGAGGAAAATCCTAAAGATTATGAATCTAAGATTATGCAAGCACTTAAAACATACGACTATTTAACATCTCAGTTTAATCGTGACGATTTAGGTAATACATTAGTATTTTATACGATAGATGGAAATACATTCTCTGCTGTTAAGGGAAGCAAGAAAGACGAGTTATTAAAAAAGAAAATAAAATAAATGACAAAGACAAAGACAAAGGTAAAAAAAGAAAAAGACGATGATGAAAAGTTTGTAGATAGCTTGCTAACTCAATCAAAATCTCAGTCCGTAATACATGGCATAAACTTAAGAGCGCCAACATTAGCTACTTTAGCAATCTTAACAAGAGCGGATAATGCTTTAGTTACAGGAAAGAATCTTAGTGAGTCAGATGTAATGATGCACGTATTGGTTTTTCTATATGTTCACTCTGCTCCAATAGAAGAAGTTCATGGTGCTTCAATTGTGTCGCCTATTGCAGGGCAAAATTTAGCACTAGAAAGAAAGGCTTTAGAGCTAGGTGAAACATTAAAATATAAAAGTGCTAGTGATTTTATAAAATTGTACGAGGATTTGGTTAAGTGGCTGTCTGAGCATATGGATTTGCAAGTTGAGGCAATACCTGATGAAACTAACAAAGGGAAAGCTCCAAACCCAAACGAGTAAACCCACCTTATACAGCACGGATACTAACAATTGTGTCCGAAGTAACAGGTATAGAGGTGGGAAAAATTTTCTACCATATGCCAATCAGAAGCGTACACGCTTATCAGCATTGCTACATGGCATCTAATGGTGTAGACTGCAAGTACCCAAAGGGAAGAAAGGGTAAGAATACATTACAAGAATTAAACGAGTGGACTAAAGAAAATGGCTGATAAAAACTTAAACATTAACATTAGTGTAAGAACGCAAAACACTAATAAAAAGTTATCTCAGATAAATACTCAACTAAAGCAGTTGTCTAGAGGTGCTAATACAGCATCAGCGAACACAACAAAATTGGGTATAGGATTTAAGTCAGCATTTACACAGCTATCAGCATTCACAGGCGGAATGATAGCACTTAGTAGTACATTCAGAGTGTTTAGCTTTGGTGTTAGTCAGATGGTGCATTTTGAGAAGACAATGCGCCAAGTGAAAGCAGTTACTCAAGCAACAGAAGCACAATTTAAGTCCTTAAGTAATACAGCTAGGCAACTAGGTGCAACTACATCATTTTCAGCAACTGAGTCCGCAGAAGGATTAAGATTTTTAGCTATGGCAGGCTTTTCAGTAGAAGAGTCTATGCAAGCGTTACTTCCTACTTTGCAATTGGCAAAAGCAGGCAATATGGATTTAGGAAGATCGGCAGACATTGTATCGAACATTATGCGTGCAATGAATATGGAAGCATCCAAGACAGCAGAAGCAGGTGACATCTTGGCACAGGCGGCGCGTAGTTCAAACACAAGTATAGAACAACTAGGTGATGCATTTAAATATGCAGGTGGAATTGCAGGAAATTTAGGACTTACACTTGAAGAAACAACTGCTGTGTTAAGTACATTGTCAAATGCAGGTATGCAGGCATCTATGGCAGGTACAGGATTGCGTCAAGTTTTAACAAAGTTGGTAAATCCAAGTGCTAGTATGCGAGAAGTGTTCAAGTCTGTAGGCATAGAAGTTGATCAGTTAGATATTTCAGCTAACAATCTTGTACCAACGTTAAGAAAGCTACAGCAGTCAGGATTAACTACAGGTGAAATATTCTCAGCATTTGAAGCACGAGCAGGTACTGCATTTAGTGTATTAATGGGTGGCATTGACGACCTAGAAAAGTTAAGTCAAAAAAATGCAGAAGCAAGTGGCACGCTTGACGATATGGCAAAAGTCATGGAGGACTCGCTTCATAATTCTGCAAAACTTTTACAATCAGCATTTTCAGAATTATTTATTAGTCAAAATGAGTTACATAATGGCATGAGAGGAATGCTTGATACTCTAACAATGGCAATAAATATATTTAATGGAACAGCGACATCTGTAGACAAATATGGACAAAAACAAGATGAGCTAATCGTTAAAGCAAATAAATTAATAATTGTATTAAAAGCTATTGGAGTAGCAATTACAGGTGCAATGGCATTCAAAGCATTAAGTGCTACAATAAAAGTGTGTAGTTCAGCAATGGCAATGCTAGGACTAACAACATCGGCAACTACAAAAGCTATTGTACTACAGAATGGAACACTAAAGGCAATGGCAGGTGCTACAATTCCGTCTGTACTTTCTAAAATAAGTCAAGCTGTGGCAAGTATGGCATTGTTTAAGAATACTATAATAGCATCGTCTTTGGCTGTAAGGGGTTTTGCTATTGCGTTAGCATCGACAGGAATAGGTGCTATTGTGGTAGCGGTAGGATATTTAATAGGAAAACTATTAGACTTATCAGCGCAGTCAAATGCTACCAAAGATATGCTAATAAGTGATGCAAATGCTGTAGTTACAGAATTGCAAGCACTAAGAGGATCATACGATTCACTCAGAGATAGCGCAGAAAGTGCGGGAACGGCAAGCGAAACATCATTTTCTAGAACAGCACAGAAGATAATGGAGTTGGAAGGCATTGCATCTGAAGCATCAGAGGCATTAGAGGAATT